GAAATAACTGGATTAGGATTAACTGGATTAGCTGAAATAACTGGATTAGGATTATCTTGATTAGGATTAGCTGAAATAACTGGATTAGGATTAGCTGAAATAACTTGATTAGTATTAACTTGATTAGAAATAACTGGATTAGAAGTAACTTGATTAGCTGAAATAACTTGATTAGTATTAACTTGATTAGAAATAACTGGATTAGGATTAACTGGATTAGCTGAAATAACTGGATTAGGATTATCTTGATTAGGATTAGCTGAAATAACTGGATTAGGATTAGCTGAAATAACTTGATTAGTATTAACTTGATTAGGAATAACTGGATTAGGATTAACTGGATTAGCTGAAATAACTGGATTAGGATTATCTTGATTAGGATTAGCTGAAATAACTGGATTAGATATAATTTCACTAGGATTGGCGACTATAGGATTAGATGCATTATCTGATGTTACTGTATTAGAAGTATTAGTATCGCTTGACCCCATAATAGCTGATAATGCGGATTTACTTGTTTCTGCAATAAATGTAGGAACATCTATTTCTTTTATAATATTACCAAAATCAGAACTATTTTCTTTATACTTAGGATCATTTTCTGGGAATTCTCCATATATGTCTTTGTATGCATCTCTTATGAATATTCCAGCCTGAATACTCAATGCCCCTGCTGTCCCAACAGTTGGGAGTAAGCCAACTAAAGAACTTCCTATTTGTGCAGCAGCACCATAATAATCCCCCTCTTTTACTCTACCATAGGCATCATATGCAGATAATGCTCCACCAACTACAGGTATTGATTTTCCTGCCATACCCAAGGCTTGTTTAGCTAATGATTTTTCTATTTTAGTTTTTAATTGGTTTTGTAAAATTAATTTATTATTATCTTTTACATCTATTTGAGGGGTTATTCCAGTTGGTGGGGTAGTTCTACTATCTAAACTATTAGGAGAGGAATTAGTATTTGGAGTTCTAGATGCAGGAGTAGTCGCATCATTTATTCTAGTGTTACTTTTTGTAGTAGGACTGGTAGTTGTTGGCGGAGCAGTTTTGCCCGATAATTTACCATTAGCACTATCAATAAACTCTTGTAATTTATTAAAATTTGTTGGTTTTCCCCCTAACTCATCAGAATATTTTTCAAACGAATATTGTGATACACTAGGTTTTGTCAGATTATCCATTAGTGTTCCTGATTTTGTTTCATCTGTTGTTCTTTAACAAATTGTGCTATTAGAGTAGAAAAGATATCTAGTTCATAGATTATCATATTTTCAACGTCTGAAATTTTGTATCCGTGATGTTGAGTCAGTGCAAAAATATTTCTGTAGTAATTAGAAAGATTATTATGACTCAACATCACTAGGTAAAATTTTCAAGGGAATTTAACACAATCTTTTTATGTTCCCCCTTTGAATTATCATATTCTATTGTATATTGTATCTTAGGAATATTATCAATGAACTCTTGTAATTTATTAAAATATGACATAGGAAGATTATTAATATATTCTTCAATTTCCTCAGATGAAAAATTCTCATAAACATTCTCACTATCAAATATAGATTTAACACATAATGTTAAATATAAGGTAAGTTTTTCCTTCTCATCTTTTTCTTTATTAATTCTTCGCACATCATTAAAATTAGGGTATTTCATTATCATACCAGTATCTTCGGTAAACAATATTTTATTATTAATTTCAGGGTTGAATATCAATTCAACATTTTCTACATTAACATTAACTTCATGTTTGAATAGTTTTTCATAATCATCTGGAATTAATAACTTAGATATAAGTCCCACAGAATTAGATCGCAAATGTAAATAAATATATTGCAATTCAAAGAATGGTAATTCATGTAAGTTTATTTTGCTTATTAGACAATTATTAATACAAATTATCATTGCGTCCATTAGGTCTAATATATTTCCACCCTCTTGCGCGGTGAGAATTATTTTTTCCTCCCGCAAAGTCATAACTCGCAATTGAATTTCGTGTTTAGAGATAGGTAAATTTACAGTAAATGTTGGATAGTCAATTTTCATCATTAAAAAACATCCTTATGGTATAAAATTATTTTGTATTAGAGGATTTAATATTGAATTTTTAATAGCCCTAAATCCTATAGTGGCCTGACATGAGGTTAATGTATTTTGATCATTCCAATCTAAGCCGATGCCGGATAATTCCATTGGAAATGCATCATATAATTCAACTCGCATTATTGAATTATTATATCCATAATAGTTGATTACTACATCACAATAGTAATCTTCGGCATATGCCATTTCATCAAACCCATTTCCACCACCATTTCTATAAAATTTTCCATCTATATTAGATACCATATTCATCCAGGTATAGAAAAAATTATACACAAGTGCTTCATTATCCACATAAAAGGAAATAGCTGAATTATTGGCATCTACTCGCAATGGGACTTCATTAATTCTTCCATAGCCATTTAACATTACTAAATCTGGGGAAAATTTCATTCCAGGGATATCAACAGCAAATGCTAAAAATTCTAGAGCTTCTTTATTTGTAATACTACGCAATTTTGGATTTGATGAAAATATGGATACAGTAAACCTAGATGATGGAGCGATACCACTAAAGTCATTTATTTTTGATCTAAATCGTTCTATGTCAAATGCCATTAAAATTTAATACCTAATTCGTTTTCTGTTAATATAATAAATTTCCATCTATCGCCACGTTTTTTACAATATAACTCAGCGGCTTCCCATTTTTTCTTATTTATTATATATCTAGTCATAGCATTAACATATACCTTAGATTCTGATAGTCTTTTAATATTGGGTTTTTTAGGTTCTATAGTTTGTTTCCATGGTTTAATTTCAATAACCATATTATCTCCATTTTTATTTTTTATCCAAAAATCTGGAAAGTATCTATGATATTTGTTATCAAATGGATTTATGTAAGGTATACAAAATTCCTCGGATGAGTATTGTATTACATCTGCATTCCCATCTAACATGGAGAGAAATTTTAATTCCCATCTACTTCTATAATAGATTTGAGTAGGATCGCCGCGATATTTTTCAATATTTTTAGGATTGAATTTTCCTGAATACGCCATATATTCTATACCTATATAATTGTTATAAATATATTTATATAGAGGTAGTTTATATATGGCATTAACGGCCCAAGAAACATTAGAGGCATCTAAACGACAGGTAATTGGAGAAAATTTAACCTTTCCTAAAGGTAGACTTGATTCAGTTAAGCATAAATTGTTGATGGTATTTTATGAATATAGTATTAGAGTTAATGCAAATTTATTAACTGCTAATCCCACTTCAAATATGCAAAGTTTAGCTAGTGTAACTTTACCTGTTCCTATTAAAATATTAGAAAGATATGATGTAGAATATACATCGGTATCCGTTACTGGAAATTTAAAAGACGCTTTTAATAATATGATGACCCAGGCAAATCCCAATACTCAAAAAAATTTAAATACATTATCTTCCGTAGGTTCAACCGGATCGGCTTTATTAGGAGTTGCGTTAAATCCATTTAATTTAATTCAATTAAATGGCGCGAAATTAAGAAAACATAATTTTAGATGGAAATTACATCCAGAATCTAAAAATGAAACAAATGAAATTGAGAAAATTATTAATACTATTAGAGTTAATATGCACCCTAAAACTGGTGGAGTATGGCCAGTATCGTTAGGGGATGTTATATTAGCATATCCAAATTTAATTAACTTTAGGATTCTTGGTCCAAATAACCCGTCTCATATATTTCCATCTGCGCCATGTGTAATAGATAGTTTTACTGTGGATAGAACAGGGGGAGACTATCCATCATTTTTTGCAGAGACGGGAACCCCTGTAGTTTATCAAATTAGTATGTCTGTCACGGAAATACTACCATTAATAAATCGAGATGGAAGATTAGATGTTTCAACTGTTTCTTCTCCCGATAAAAACTTAGGAAGTTGGGAACCATAATGCCAGGATATTTTAGTAATTTTCCTATCATAAGATATGAATCTGATAATTCTTCATCAACTGCAAGAAATATACTCCTTAGAGGAACTATGCGTGATGAAGCTAAAAGATTAGTCCTAGAAATTCTTGAAATTAAACCAGGAGATAGAGCAGATTATCTGGCACATTTATTATATAAAAATCCAGAATTTGATTATTTATTTTACCTAGTAAATGATATTATTGACCCATATTATGAATGGCAATTAACCAGTGAAGAATTAGATTTATATTTGGATAGTAAATATGGTGACGAATTATATTTTCCAAAACATTATAAAAAAATAACAACCAAACTTTCTCTTGCTACAATATCTATTAGAGATGGAGGAACAGGATATGCTAATAATGATACATTAACTGTTGGAAATAATGAAGGTGAGCGGGCGGGAATAGCTAGAATTTTTACGGATGTATCAGGAACTATAACTAATTTTGCATTAGTATCTCCGGGTAGTAATATAACTAGACCTGAACAAATTGTATTTCGTCGAGCAGGAGTTAATACAAATAACAATACCGCTAATATAATTCCTATTATTGAAGATTTCAATGGGGAAGATTTAATTATTAATACTGAAACATATGATATGTTAGATGATAAAGAGCAAATAAGATATCTTCCAGTAACTAATAAAGAACATGAAGATGAAAAGAATTATGAAAGAAGATTATTTAATGCAGTTAGACCGGAAGTTGCACAACAAATCCAAAGCCAAATGAAAAAATTATTAGCTGGAATAAAATAATATGACTCCAGGATTATTTGGAACCAATTTTACTGTAATCGAATCAGCGGAAATTTATACTAATTCAACAGAATTATCAGATGAAAGATATAACATTTTAAGTAAAATACTTTCATTTGAATTTACTGAATCGTTATTTTCACATACAATTTATGGTTCAGTAATATTAACGGATGATGATAATTTTTTAAACAAAAATTTATTAAGAACTCATGGGGAGATTCTATGTGAAATAAAAATTAAAAACATAGAGGATGAAATTTTTGAATATATTTTCGTCATCGGTAATGTTGAATTAGAAATAAAAAATGAAATTGCGGATGGTGCGGTTGCAGTATTATCATTAATATCCAGAGATTTTTTTAGAAACCTTTATAGATTTAAATCTAAAGGATATGTAAATTTACCCATAACAGATATTATTAAACAAATTCTCAAAGAAGAATTAAATACTGATATCGAAATGAAAGAGGAAAATTTTCAGAACAGTGAAGATAAGTCTACCTATGGTTTTACTAAAATCCGCCCATTTGAAAAAGTTGATATTTTAAAACAGAAAGCATATAGTCCTAATCTTTCCGTAACATCAACATATTTATTCTATGAGAATAGAGATGGATATAATTTTAAAACCTTTGAGAACATTATTCTGAATAATATTAGAGTTAAACCAGAGAGTTATATTTATTCTCAGAATATGAGCCAAAATAAATTTACTAATCCATTATTTCGTGGAATAAAATCTTTCGTTCCCACGTCAAGAAATAACAATGTTACTAAAATAACAAATGGATTATTTTCTAGTGAAATTTATAGATTTGATTTCAATACTAAGAGAATTTCTGTGGAAGAATTTAATTTGCATGATGATAATGTGGATTTTAAACATATAGACAATAATATTGATGGAAAAATTAATATTAGAATGACAGATAATTTCCAGGAAGATATTAAGGAAAATGGAAAATATACTTATTTTATTCCTTGGAATTCTGAAACCACGATAAGTGATTTTACCTATAAACATTATCAATATTCCAAACCATTTTTGTATTTAATCAATGAAAATACTTTAGATATATTGATAGATGGTAATTTAAAATTAAAATTAGGAAATCCAATAAATGTTTCTATATGGAAAAATATTATGAGAACGGGAAATATGAATGAGGATTTACTAGATACAAGATATTCTGGTAGATATCTAATACATACTATAACAAATACAATTTTTAAAACTGATAGGAAATCTCCATTTTTTCATGAATCTAGTGTTTCTCTCACTAGAGATTGGTTAAATTATGAATATGAGGATAATTCAAATATATCTAATGAAGTTCCAGTATCAGATAGAACTACTTATAATGTATAAGTATGGAGATTAAATAATGCCTGAAATTCATGAGTTTATGGGGACTAATGGTTTAGTCTGGTTCATTGGTAATGTGGAAGATATACATGATCCGCTACAAATTGGTAGAGTAAGAGTTAGATATCATGGATTACATAGCGAGGATATTGTTGAATTGCCGACAGAGGCATTACCCTGGGCAATTCATATTAAACCTGTCACTGATGGAAGTTTTAAATCACCAACAGGATTGCTAGTAAATACTACAGTATTTGGTTTCTTCGCAGATGGGTCTATTGGCCAATATCCTATAATTATTGGTGTTATCAGTGGGATTAATGCCAGATCAGGAACGTTTAATTCTGCCACGACAGAAGATATTCTAAGCAATAAAGGTGGCGGAAATCCATTAATCTCTGGATTAGATATTTCAGAGGGGACATCACCAGATACTTATTTTACGTCTCAATTTTTGGGCACGATGAATGAAGACCAATATAGAGAATTAAAATCTACGTTAGGTAAGAGAGAATCTAATAATAATTATCAGGCAGTAAATCAATTTGGATTTATTGGAAAATATCAATTTGGAAATGCTGCATTATATGATCTTGGCTATACTGTATCTAATTCGTCTAATAATAGTTCATTAAAGAGTGATACTAATTGGAAAGGTAAAAATGGGGCTAATTCTCTACAATCATTTCTTAAAAATCAGGGAAATTGCCAGGAATTGGCCATGGATGCATTAATGAGAATGAACTATAGTAGATTACTTAAATTAGGAGTTATTAATAATGTAACCCCACCTAAAGAATTAGCAGGATATTTAGCAGTATCTCATTTATTAGGTGCTGGTGGAGCACAAAAGTTCTCAAAAGGAATTGATGGTAAAGATGGGAATAATGTGTCTGGAAAGAGTTATTATCAGTTAGGTTACAATAGTGTAACTAATGTCAAATCTGAAACATCAACAGCATAAATTATAGGATAACATATTATGTCATTATATAAAGAAGAACTTGAAGAATTATCAAAACCTAATAATGATTATATTGCAGGTCTATTAAAAGATTTTCCTCAATATAAATCTTTGGATGATATTAAAATCAATGAACAAGATTCATCCAGATTGTCTCGTGGTGTGGCCCAGGGAACTATTGTAGAAACTAAAGATAATAATAGAATATACGATATTCCTATTGCTTTATCATTAGATAGTTGGGATCAGCCTATGTCTCCATTTAATGCGTCATATCCATATAATAGTGTATATGAAAGCAGAAATGGGCATGTTCAGGAATTTGATGATACTGAAGGTAGTGAAAGATATCATAGATACCATCCATCGGGAACCTTTGTTGAAATTGATAGTGAGGGAAATGAAGTAAGAAAAATCGTTGGAGATAACTTTCTCATTATAGAAAAAGATGGGATGGTTTATATTAAAGGTGATTGTAACTTAACCGTGGATGGTTCATGCAAAATTTTAGTTCTTAATGATTGTAATTTAAATGTAAAGGGAAGTCTTAATGGACTAGTAGAAAATGATATTAATTTAACTACTAATGGATGTATGAATTTAAATGTAAAAGAAACCTTTAAAATTCGCGCGGATAATATGGTGGTTGAAACCTCTAAATTCAATCATAAAAATATTGGAATGTATACTCTTTCCACGAATAGTATGGATGAAATAGTAACTGATAAATATGTTCTTAAATTAGGAACATTTAGTATTATGTCATCTGATGAAATGATTTTCGCATCAGAAGGTAAAATTAGTGTTAAAACTGATATGCATTTACAAAATAATTTATATGTAGAAGATGAAATACATTGTCCTGATATTAGGGGGACAGTGCAAAAGGCATTATATTCTGATGGGGCAAATAAAGCCTTTTCTGCCATTGTAGCAACATCATTAAGTGGAGCATCTGCACCAGAAGTAGTCACACCATCGCCAACAGCGCCAGCATTGAGCGCAGCTATAGAACCTGCCGAGGCATTATCAACTGGTCTAATAATTCCAGGGGTAAGAGCAAATGCAGCACCACCAAGAATAGTAAAATCATTTCCAAATACAAGACTATCAAGAATAGCTATTGAAAATGATGGTGGTGATGGGGCATCTTCTGTGAATCTATATTCTGGTTATTCTAGATCATCTCCTTATATTGATCCTAACGATAATGAATATCCTGATAATATAGAAAGTGGTCGTGCGGTATCCTTCTCTGCGGGATCATCTAGTGCAACAATCAGAAAAGTGCCTAGTGAAATACAAATATATGATAGTAAACCATCTAACGTTATTTCTAAATATTTTACACTTGCGGATTTATCATCCAGAGCAGCATTTCCTCATTCAATAAGAGAACAAAATGGATTATCTGAATTAGATATATGTAAAAATCTACAGGAATTAGCTATTAATGTTACCGATAGATTAGTAGAGGAATATGGTAGAAGTTCATTTATTATTACGTCAGGATTTAGACCATATAGTGGAAAAGGGAATCCATCACAACATGAATTAGGTCAGGCAGTAGATATCCAATTTAAAATACCAGTTGATGAATATCCAAAGAGAGCAGAAGAATTGATCAAAATTTTAATGTTTGATCAACTATTATTAGAATATCAATCGGGCGGCACAGGAAGACCTTGGTTTCATATTTCATATAGTAATAAAAGAATAAGAAGAGAATATGCTACATATTATAATCATAAACCAATATCTTCATTTACCAGGGTTTAATAATAATGGCATTTGTAAACGCATATCGTGCAGAACAGAAAGAAAGACGATTAACTAATAATATTCAAAGGATGGCTATGCTTCCAGAGGATAGATTAAATCAATTGGATTTAATGCTTAGTGCTAAACGAAAAGTCAGAGAATCAACTTCATCTAAAAGTAAATTAGGTGGAATTATGAAAAGTCTGGGTGGTAATAATAGCTATATAACATCTAAAATTAATAATTGTCTATCATCAATTGATAAAACTATTGATAATAATATTATTGGTTTATTAGGTGCGGCTTTTGATGCTGCGGGGATTACTGATCTATTAATAATGCAGCAAGTATTAGGAAGAGATTTTTCACGATTAATGAGATCATTAGGTAATATTCAAAATTTTGGTGATAATGCATTGTATCAATTACAGGATGCATTTGCTAGGGGGGTCCAAAATACTATTATTGATGCCGTAGCCATGGCAACAGATGTTATAAATGATACTATAGACGAGTTGGCAAATGAGGCTTTTGCGGCATTGTTACCTGCCCTGGATGGGTTGCAAAGTGAATTAGGAAGTATATTAGGTGAAGTGACTAATGCAGGAGAAGCCGTATCGGCCTTAATGCAGGAAATTACAGGTGATATAAATAACTTATTAACAACAGTTCAGGGAGAATTTAATAATCTTTCTAGAACAATTTCAAATGGATTATTTGATTATGCATCAACAAGAGGAACTACTTGTGCTTCTAGACCAGATTCACAAAATGGATTACGTTCAGCATTAAATCAGATTATATATTAATAAGGAATATAAATGGATAGACCAGTAAGACCCACCACTACAAAAGAATTATCATCTATTATATATTCTGATTTCTCTAATAATCTAGGAATACATCCTGTTACTGGAAATATTACAAAAGTGACAAATCAAAATGCCGTTAAACAAGCATTACGTAATTTAATTTTAACCAATATAGGCGAAAGATTATATAAACCAGATATGGGTGCGGATTTATCAAAATATTTATTTGAAAATACAATTTCTGATACTGATAATTTTTTAATACGAGACAAATTAATTAAATTAATAGAAATATATGAACCTAGAGTTGAATTACTTGATGTTCAAGTATTGACGGCGGATAGTATGGATAAAGTTAATACTGTTACAGGGGATAAATTGAATAATTATGATTTATATACTGATGGGTCATCTAATGTAGAAAATTCCATGATTATTAATATTATTTTTCGTGTTATAAATACTAATGAACAATTAAACGTAAATGTTATAGTAGAAAGAAATAGGTAATGGCAGATTTTTTAGACACAGAAAACTTAGACTTTAATACATTAAAATCATCTCTTAAAACATATCTAAAAAATCAAGATATTTTCAGAGATATTGATTATGAAGCATCAAATATAAATGTATTACTTGATGTATTAAGTTATAATTCATATTTAAATGCATTCTATCTTAATATGGTAGGTAATGAAAATTTCATGGATAGTGCTGTATTAAAGGATACTGTAGTTTCTCATGCTAAAGAATTAAATTATATTCCAAGATCAAGAACGTCTGCCAAAGCTAATATTGGAATTACAGTAAATATTAATAATCCTTCTCTGAGAGAAGTAGTTATTCCAAAATATAGTATGTTTACAACATCAGGAATAATCGCGTCTAATAACAATATTACTAATTATACATTCTTAAATAGAGATAATATCATACTTCAAAGATTAAATGCCACATCATTTAGTGGAAATAGTGATATCTATGAGGGAACATATGTTAAAGAATATTATACTGTCACGGGTGAAGCTGATCAAAGATATGTATTGTCGAATAAAAATGTAGATACACAATCAATTAAAGTTACGGTTCAGGCATCTAATACAAATACAAGTAATAATATTTATACTAATGCAACATCATTATATGGATTAGATACAGATTCTACAGTATATTTTACTCAATCATATTTAGATGATAAATATGAAATTCTTTTTGGTGATGGTGTGTTTGGTAAACTGCCAGTTTCTCCAAATTTAGTTACTATTGAATATATGGTAACAGCCGGAGAAGAAGCTAATGGATGTAAATTATTCCAGTTCAAAGGTAGACAAAGATATAATTTCAATATTTCCACAATAGAAAAAGCTAATTCTGGTAGTGAACGTGAGACTATTAAATCTATCAAATTCCGTGCCCCTAGACATTTTCAAACACAAGGTAGAGCGGTAACATCAGAAGACTATAAAATATTAGTCAAAAATAATTTTAATGATATTAGTGCAGTAAACGTGTATGGTGGGGAAGAATTAGATGAACCGCAATATGGTAAAGTCTTTGTATCCGCCAGCACAACAACGGGAGAAGTTTTAAGTAATAATAGAAAGGTTGAAATATTAGAATTCCTTAAACTTCGTTCAATAATGTCAATTAATTCTGAATTCATAGACCCTAATTATCTTAATCTTATGGTTAAAACAAAGGTAGTATATGATCCTACTTTAACTAATATAACTGAAAATGAATTAGTAACTAATATTAGAAATGGTATAGTATCATATAATTTATCTAATTTATTAGATTTTGATAAAGATTTTAGATATTCTAAATTTATTGGCAGTATTGATGATTTAGATAGTGCTTTTGTAAGTAATAGCACAGATGTTACTATGATTAAGGAATACAATCCATTATTAGGTGTTAATCTAATATTTACATTAGAATTCAAGAATGAAATATTGAAGGATGATATTA